TGTCTAATACTTTTATAAAAAATTTAAGAGCATTAGACGCAAAGTCCGCTGATCAAGTCACAGTGCATATCCACAGCGTTGGCGGCGAGTGGTCAGACGGCATGGCTATATTTGATGCTATCACGATGTCTAGATGTTATATTTCTATGATTGCTTATGGTCAAGTAGAGTCCATGAGTAGTATAATATTCCAAGCAGCTGACACTAGATACATAACTCCCAACACGTATTTCATGTCTCATTTTGGCTCTACTGCTGCTAATGGAGAATACTTAAGTGTTCAAAATTGGGTTAAGTATGAAAAATATATATGCGATTTAATGTTAGAGGTTTATGCGAAAAAATGTATATATGGTAAATACTTTCAAGAGAGATATGAAGGTAAACCAACTATAGGTAAAGTTAAGAATTTCTTAAGTACAAAATTAAAATCAGGCGATTGGTATTTAAACGCAGAGGAAGCTGTTCATTATGGATTTGCAGACGAGATAATAGATTCATGGGAAAAAATAAAATAAAAAAAATAGACGAAGCTTGGCTAGGATTAGAATCAATTGACGCTGATTTTTTTAATCCAATGTCTATAGTCAACCCTATTGAAGATGATTTTAAAACTAGACTTGCTTGGTTGATGACTAGGCCAGAATATTTATCTTTCATAACTAAAGAAGTTTTAAATGTTCAGCTGTTACCTTCTCAGTCTTTATTTTTAGAAGAGCTATGGAGAAGGAAATTCCCAATGCTTATTGCTAGTCGAGGATTTGGTAAATCATTCATGCTTTCTCTTTATGCTATTCTTAGGGCGCTTATATTGCCTCGGAGAAAGGTTGTTGTGGTTGGTGCTGCATTCAGACAGTCTAAGGTTCTTTTCGAGTATATGGAGACTATATGGCGAAATTCCCCTATGCTCAGAGATATATGTGACGCAGACAGTGGACCACGCAGAGACACGGACAGGTGTACTCTTAGGCTAAACGAAAGCACAGTAACTTGCTTACCTCTTGGCGACGGTCAAAAGATTAGAGGTCAAAGAGCTAATGATATTATTGCTGACGAATTTGCATCTATACCAAGAGAGATTTTTGAAAACGTTGTAGCTGGTTTTGCTGCTGTTAGTGCAGATCCAGTAGAAAATGTTAAGCGTTTAGCCGCTCAAAAGAAAGCTGAAGAGCTAGGAGTAGAAATAACAGAAGAAGAGAAAGAAGTAAAAAAAGACAATCAGATTATCTTATCTGGAACGGCTTATTATGACTTCAATCATTTTGCTACGTACTGGAAAAAATGGAAATCTATTATATCAAGCAAGGGACAGCGAAATAAATTACGAGAAATTTTTGGAGAAGACCCGCCAGAAAATTTTGATTGGACGCAGTATTCTATTATACGTATGCCATATGAGCTGCTACCCAAAGGCTTTATGGATGCAGATCAAGTTGCGAGATCTAAAGCCACTGTACACACAGGTATATACCAAATGGAATATGGAGCCTGTTTTACTAGAGATAGTCAAGGTTTCTTTAAGAGATCTCTTATAGAATCTTGCGTCTTGTCTAACTCAAATACTATCAAAGACGGAAATGATAAAGAAATAAACTTCAAAGCCGCTCTTATAGGTAATAAAGAAAAACAATATATATTTGGCGTTGACCCTGCATCTGAAGTAGATAATTTTAGTATTGTAATTTTAGAAGTTAACCCAGACCACAGACGCATTGTTCATTGTTGGACAACTACAAGGTCAGAGCATAAGGAAAGAGTCAAAAAGGGCTATGCCTCTGAGACAGATTTTTATGCTTACTGCGCCAGAAAAATCAGAGACTTAATGAAACTGTTTCCTTGTATACATATCGCTATGGATGCTCAAGGAGGAGGTGTTGCGGTCATGGAGTCTTTACATGATAAAGACAAAATAAAAGAAGGCGAAGTAGCAATATGGCCCACTATAGATGATGATAAAGAAAAAGACACAGACGGAGAGCGTGGATTACATATCTTAGAAATGTGCCAATTTGCAAAGTACGATTGGTTGGCAGAGGCTAATCATGGGCTAAGAAAAGACTTTGAGGATAAAGCTTTATTATTCCCTTTCTTTGACCCTTTAAGTTTAGCTATTTCAGAAGCCGAGGACGACTCCCAACAAAGGATGTTTGATACTTTAGAAGAATGTGTTCTAGATATAGAAGAATTAAAAGATGAATTATCTATGATACAGATGACACAGACATCTGCCGGAAGAGACCGTTGGGACACTCCAGAAGTTATTGTTGGAACTGGCAGAAAAAGTAAAATGAGAAAAGATAGATATTCTGCTTTAATTATGGCTAATATGGCTGGTCGAATTCTACAAAGAACGCCAACAAAAGAAGAGTATAAGTTTCTAGGAGGCTTTGCAGATGGTGGTTTTAAACCAGCTACAGACGGAAAAATGTATTCTGGACCCAGCTGGTTTGCTGATCAGATGAAAGATGTGTATTAAATAGTGTATAATCCAATTAACATTCCAATTAAAAGGAAAATGATATGAGTAGTGAAGATATGATTACTTGGGAAGATGGCGATTTCGCCGCAAAGGAAAGTGCCATTGCCAAATTCTCAGATAATGTTGAAGCATATTCTGGTCTTTCCAAATCGCAAGGATCTCACTATCGACACTTTATTGACATAGAATCTAACAGGTCTGTTCGTCCCGGTTTTTCCTCTAATGACTATTACGCATTCAGACCAGACGAGGCTGTTCCAAACCAGCAGCGTCGTATTATAAAAATGTGCATGGAGGCTTACGACAAGGTAGGCATCATACGAAATATCATTGACCTTATGGGTGATTTTGGTAGCCAAGGAATTAACATCGTTCATCGTGACAAGAGTGTAGAAAAGTTTTATCAACAATGGTTTAAAAGTATTAATGGCAAAGAAAGATCTGAAAGATTTTTAAATAATTTATATCGCTGCGGTAATGTTATTACATATAGAAGTTACGCTAATGTAACACCACAGTTAAGCAATTATATGAAAGCTTTGTCTAATGACATTAAGGTTGAAATACCTAACATGACAAAAAACCAAATACCTTGGAGATATAACTTTTTCAACCCTCTCACTGTTAAGATGAAAGATGGAAACCTGTCTCTTTTTATGGGTTTAAAAAACTATACAATTAGTACAAATTCATTTTTTGACAAGTTTAAAGCTGGAGAGATACCTGATCATGTCTTGCAAACTTTGCCTGTAGATATTAAACAAAGTTTAATCAGAGGAGATAAAGAAATTCCTTTAGATCCAGAGAGGCTTAGTTTGTTTTACTATAAAAAGGATGATTGGAGACAATGGGCTAATCCCATGATTTATGCTATTCTAGATGATATTGTCATGCTAGAAAAGATGAGGTTAGCAGACATGTCTGCGCTTGATGGCGCAATATCTAATATCAGGTTATGGACCATTGGTAATTTAGATCATAAAATTTTGCCAAACAAAGCAGCTATTAATAAACTTAGAGACATACTTGCCAGTAATGTTGGTGGTGGAACTATGGAACTTGTGTGGGGTCCAGAACTCACATTTCAAGAATCTAATAGTGAAGTATATAAATTTCTCGGTTCAGAGAAATATACTTCTGTATTGAATAGCATCTACGCTGGACTAGGAGTACCTCCAACACTTACTGGTATGGCTGGCAATGGCGGTGGTTTTACTAATAACTTTATTTCTTTAAAAACTTTATTAGAAAGATTACAATACGGCAGAGATCAACTTCTTAGATTTTGGGAAAAAGAATTAGAGCTTGTAAGAAAAGCTATGGGTTTCAGATATAAAGCTCATATCCAATTTGATCAGATGGCTTTGTCTGATGAGGCTGCTGAGAAAAATCTTCTTATCCAACTTGCTGATAGAGATATTATTAGCCAAGAAACAGTTCTTGAAAGATTTAAGGAAATACCTCAAATCGAAAACATTAGACTTAAAAGAGAGTTGGAAAAACGAGAGAAATCTGGACCTCCAAAGGCAAGTCCATACCACAATCCAAATCATGATAATGATATTGAGAAAATGGAAAAACAAGGAGAGATAAATATTAAGCAGGAAGAGTTACGACAGAAAGAAAGTACAGACAATAAAAAAGAAGTCAAAGAAGCTGGAAGACCTCAAAACAAAAAAGACCAAGAACCAAGGAAAAGAAGGGTTGTCAAACCCAAATCCACTCCGGGTGTTGCTGATCTAATTGTTTGGTCTGAACAAGCTTGGAATAAAATATCAGAAGACATGACAAAAGCTTATCTACAAATGAACGGGAAAAAGAATCTTAGACAATTAACCAAAGGTCAGTCTAAGACACTAGAAGCCCTCAAATTAAGCATTTTCAGCAATTTAGACCCCTTCGTGGACGTTACTACTGAATATGTACACAGCAGTTTAAAAAGCGGTAATAATACCCCAAAAACTTTCATGGAAAAGCTCTCTTCTTCCTCTGTAAAACTAGAAGATATGAGCATAGATGAGTACAGAAGATATATTATTGGTACATATATCGAATTTCAAATCAGCTAATACACACAATTTTTGATATTTTGTGTATAATGTTGTTAGAGGTAAAAACTAAAAATGAAAATATTTCCAGAAGAAATTAAAGATGGTATAGCTGAACTAGTTCAAGCTAGTGCTAGCATTGCGTACTGTTCTCCAGCCGTCATCAATGACGACGTAAGTGACAACATGTCAACTTTTGCAGAAACCATTAAGGCATCAAGTGCCAACCCAAAACAAATAGATTTATATTATCTTAAATCAGTTCTTGTGTCCACTGGTTGGAATAAGAATGATGATGTTTTTCCAAACGAAGCAACTTATGCTGCAAGGAATACACCAGAAGATAAACAATTCAATTTTATGCACGATGAAAATGATATCATTGGGCATATTACTGGTAGTTACGTTGTTGATCGTGAAGGCAACGTGGTTAATGATGATGATAATCAGCCGAAGGATTTCGATATTATCACCGAGGCTGTGTTATATAATAGCTGGACAGATCCAGAAAACAGAATGCGTATGAATCAAATCATTGCTGAAATTCAAGAAGGCAAATGGTTTGTTTCTATGGAATGTTTGTTTGCTGGTTTTGACTATGCTTTATTGGATGTTGAAGGAAATGCAAAACTATTGGAAAGAAATGAAGGATCTGCATTTTTAACTAAACATCTTCGTGCCTACGGTGGTACAGGTGAGTATGAAGGCTACAAAGTTGGTAGATCACTAAGAGATATTTCTTTTTCTGGTAAGGGTCTTGTATCCAAACCAGCGAATCCCAGAAGTATTATTCTAGATTCTAGCAGAGCTTTCTCTTACGATAATTCAGTTTTATTTACCTACCCAACAGGAGATAATCTTATGTCTGATACTAATCTCTTAGAGAAGCAGCTTACCGATTTGAAAAGTGAGCTAGCATCTGCTAAAGAAGAAAATCAAGCACTTCGCGTTCAAATTGATGAGTCTGCTTCTAAAGAACAGAGTGAGTCAATCGCAAAGCTTGAAGAAGCTTTGACAGAAAAAGAAGAAGCTATTAAAGCTTTGGAAGTTTCTGTTGCTGAAAAGGAAACTTCTATCACAGAACTTCAAGATTCTATCGCTAAAAGCGGAGAAGACATGAAGGAAAAGATGGAAGAACTAAAGAAGATGAAGAAGGAAAAGAAATCAGAAGCTCGAAAAGCTAGTCTCATTGAGGCTGGACTTGACGCTTCGGAAGCCGAAGAATCCCTCGCTTCTTATGATGAATTTTCAGACGAAGCTTTCGATCTTGTCATCTCTGCTATGTATAAGATGAAGAAAAAGATGGATGATAAGAAAGAAGAAGAAAACAAGGGAAAAGCTGAAGAAGCACCAGCTGAAGAAGTTGCAGAAGCTGCCGAAGTTACAGAAGAGTCTGTAGAAGAAGCAACTGAAGAACTTTTTGAGGGTGTAGCTTCTGAAGAACCAACTCTTGTTGACGCTTCAAGCGACACAGAAGAATTAGAGACTACTAGAGCGAGTGTTGCTCAGTGGCTCGAAAACAACGTACTTAACAAGTGATAAAAGGAGAAATGAATTATGGCTCTAAAATCAGATAGATATGAACTCCAGACTGATATTAGTTTTTTCTGCAACACTGCGCTTAATCGTGGCGTTGTAGTTACATACCAAGACGGTACTGGACTTGGCGCTGCTATGGATCAGGGTGTAGCTGTTGTTGCTGCTACCGCTGGTGTTGCTGGCACAAGCGCTGTTGCTGGAATCCTTCTCAACGATGTTGTTGACAAGGATCTCACAAGAACTCACCTCAACCAGCATAAGGATGAGGTTCAAAAGGGCGGCAAGGTTACTGTACTTCGCAAAGGTTACGTTGTAACAAACGCGATTGAAAACACTTCAAGTCCTTCCGTTGGCGATGTAGCTTACCTTTCAGACACTGTTACCAGCACCTCTGCTACAGACGGTAGTTCTGAACTAGGTTTTCTAACAGATACTGATGGCGGTGCAGCTGTTGCAGTAGGCCGATTTCTATCAGCTAAGGATGCTGACGGCTACGCTAAAGTCGAAGTGAACCTTCCCTAACTTTTATAGAAAAAGGAGACATTTAATATGCCTATTACAGAAAGACCTAGTGATGAATTCATCAGCCTCCTTCGGAAGTCTGGGGATTCTGACATCAACGTGGCTCAAGCCGCACAGCGAGAATTCGCAAAAGCGCTTGAAACACCACTTCGCAAGGGTGTGCTTGTTGGCAACATCCTTGGAGACATTTTTGAAACCATTAATGTAGAATCTGGCTCAACAACTGAGTTTCCTCTTGATCTTATCAGCCCCGGCCTTGAAGGTGAGCATGTTGCTTACACCAATCCCGGTCATGGTAGAATTCCAGAGCGTTCGGTTGAAGGCGATTACGTCATGATTCCAACGTACAACATTGCATCTTCTGTAGATTATCTTCTACGATATGCAAAAGAAGCACGTTGGGACATCGTTGGTCGCGCCATGCAAGTCATGGAAGCTGGCTTTGTCAAGAAGATGAATGACGACGGATGGCACACGCTGCTCGCAGCTGGTGTTGACCGCAATGTTCTCGTCTTCGACGGTGATGCAACTCAAGGTTTGTTCTCTAAGAGACTCGTTTCTCTTATGCAGACCGTTCTTCGCCGTAACTCTGGTGGTAATAGCGCATCTGTTGGTCGTGGTCGTCTTACTGACCTCTACGTATCTCCAGAAGCTCTTGAAGACATCAGAAATTGGGGTCTTGATCAGGTTGACGAAGTAACCCGTCGTGAGATTTACAGCGCACCTGAAGGTGGCGCTCCTATCACGCGAGTCTTCGGAGTTAACCTCCATGACCTTGATGAGCTTGGCGTTGGTCAGGAATATCAATCGTTCTTTACCAGTAGCCTTGGTGGAGCTGTGGCATCCAATGATGACGAGCTTGTTGTAGGCTTGGATCAATCCGCAAATGACAGCTTTGTAATGCCTGTTAAGGCACAACTTTCTGTCTTTGAAGATCCTACCCTTCACCGTCAGCAGAGAGCCGGTTATTACGGCTGGGCCGAGCTTGGCTTTGGCGTTCTTGATAATAGAAGGATTATCTTAGGCTCGTTCTAATATAATACTTGTGTTATTATCAAATAAGACCACCTCCATGTACTTGGGGGTGGCTTTTTTGTGTATATATGTATAGATTGTCTATCTCTACGCAGGAATTCTTTTTTTAGGAGATCAATATGGCTGCTCTATCAGATTATTTAGAATCTGGGATTTTGAACCACATATTTAGGGATTATACTCTAAATAAACCAACACAAATTTCAATAGCCCTCACTAGTGGCGTACCGCTAGATTCTGACTCAGGGACTACGATACCAGAACTGCCTTCAGGAACCACTCAGGGCAACACCTCGCTTTCTACAGGATACAGTAGAATTAATCTTGCTGCACCAAGTAATGATACATGGCATGAAGTTGGAGAAGATACACAAACGGCTTACACCGTATACCAAGATAGTAATGTAGCTAGCGAGAGCGGTTACTTTTACCCCTTATATTTAAATAAGGCTACAGCTGATAGCGAAAGCTCAAATTTATCTTCAAATACTCATACTTTTTCAGAATTTCCAAATGTAAACTTTTATGCTCCTCAAAGCGAAGAGTCTCTAGCTCAAACAAGTAATCCCGGCTTTCTTGTATACGAAGGCAATGGATTCATAAAAAATAAAGCTAGTTTTGTTTTTGACACTGCTTTAACGGATTGGGGTTGGGTTTCTGGTATAGCAATTTTGGACGACGCGACATACGGATCAGGCAATATGCTAATGTACGCACAGTTAACGAATCCAAGATATGTTTATATCGGTGACAACATCAAGTTTGATGCACTCTCCCTAGAAATCTGTCTAAAATAGTGATGAAACATGATTATACCAAAAACTCGATTAGTACAAAATGTAAATAGGGATCTGTCTGATAATGCCACTGGTGATATTTCACCCTATGACATTAGGCATAATCTCCTTGACGTTATTGACTCTATACATCTTTTAACTAAAGATCAAAATATTGAGTCTTTAAATGTAGGTACTCCAGACCTGAGAAATTCCAGATTAGGTCTTAAAGCTCTAGAGAAAATGACTCTAGATGGCTATAGCAGTACTGACAATGTAGCCGTTGGTTTTTCTGCTCTTAAATCTTCCTACAGAACACAAAGAAATGTTGCTGTGGGTTCTTTCGCTTTGAGCTGTAATATTCACGGCAATGGTAACGTAGCGATTGGTTACAATTCTATCGCGGCTAACACGACGGGGTACTCAAATGTTGGTTTAGGAAATCATACCCTCAACAGCAATAAAACTGGAAACTTCAACATAGCAATTGGCAATGCTGCTGGATACTACATAGACAACGATGATAGTTATAAATTTTTTCTAGCATCACATCCTATTGATGAAGCTTATATTGATGGAGAGTCTAACACATACGGAGAAGACTATATATGTCAACACCCAGACGGTGAAGCTTTTACACCTTTGCTTTATGGTGATTTGCAAAGCAATGTTTTAGGAGTGAATACCAGAAAGCTTGACACAAGCAGTGTAGGGGTCTTACAAACCGCTGGAAACATTACCCCCATAGCTAGTAATACTCATTCCTTGGGGCATGTCACGCGATACTGGGAAGCTTTATACTCTAATAACCTACGCTTTCCTAATAATGCAAGTGTTACCTACAGGCCAGATTTAGCTAATCATGTGGGTGTTAAAGCCCACCTCTTCCCTTATACTGGATCAGCTTTTAATCTTGGTGGTCCAGATGATAGATGGAATCGAGGTTACTTTGAAGAAATATACAGCTATTATTTAACTGCTTTGCAAAAAACTTTCTTTGCTAATAAAACTCTTTATTTGGCATCTAGTGGAGAATGGTCTATAGATGGTGGCGGTCCCTCTAGCTTGTATGAATATTTCCCATGCCCTAACGCTCCAGAAATTGTTCCCATGCTTTCAGAAGCAGACGCTGTTGGTGGCGGTTTTGTGCTACAATCAAAAGAAGGTTCTTGGAATTTCACATTTCAAAACAGTGATGATGGATGCGGAACAAGAAGAAGATGGCAATCTAATATAGGTCTTGAATTACAAGACGATAATTTTATTTCTTCTAATTCTTATATCTCTAATACTTCAACCAGATGTAATGGTATACATATGTCTGGAGATGTTATCTTCTTTGGCGAGAGAGATCAATATAAAGCATCAAGCACTATAGCTGGAAATGGTCACGTTAATTACTACGCTCCCAGCGATGGCGCAGACAGCACCTACATCGTTACATACAACGGCTACAACAACACTACTAATGTAGCAACCAGATACGTCAATGATTCAAAGACAAAAACACAAAGTTTTGATGGCTTCGATATGATCAGTGGTTTTGAACAAATATACATTGACGACAACAATAGTCAAGATAGATTTGTAACAAGGTCTTTTAACAATAGTTCATTTTCTACCAACCATACTACGTTATTAAAAAATAGTCCTAATGGGGCTTGTTTTGGAGTAAATAATTTTGGAAGGGGTGGAGAATCAATATATCCAGAAACAGTATTTAATGTTAGAAGTAGAACAGATGCAATAGCTAGAATTTCAGCAGAAACAGATGCTAATGTTATCGCTTCACTAGAACTAGTATCTCCACAGAACTGTCTAAACAGTGGAATATCTTTAAACTACGTTCAACACAGCGGGTGTTTTAATCTTGATCATTACAACAATTTTGAGAAGACTTCAGTAATTCATAGTAGCGGTGAGGTTCTTGGTATATTTAATGATTCACCTCAAGCCATGCTTTCCGTTGGTTGTTCTAGTCATAATAATGCAACGATAGCTATGTACGAAAGATCTTCCGCTCCAAACTCTGGAGATATGTATGGTCAAATTTATGTTAAACCATCTGTCGCGCCGAGTCAGACTCAGGCGTTATTCTTCTTGGACGATGAAGGCAATGAGTTTAAATTAGTTAGAAATATAAATAATCCTATTGATGGTCTTGTTTGGTCAGATAACAAAAATACATTTGGTGGTTTATGTCCAAATGTCCGTGGTGATACTCCTAACGCTTATCATAACACAGGGTTTGGTTATCACACACTATACAACATTAGTACTGGAGATAGTAATACAGCTTATGGAAGTGAGGCTGCTTCAACTATCACTACTGGCAGTAATAATGTAGCAATTGGCTTTGAAGCTTTAAGATCAGTGGGTAACGGAAAAATTTCTAACAACATAGTTATAGGTTGTCACAGAATAGGAAAAAATGTAGATAACGATTATAATTTTCTACTTGGAGAAACGGATGATAATCTTTTGTTTGAAGCAAAACTTGGCCCTCAAGCTTCGCAAAAACATTTATACATGCCTGACGGTAAAATAACTTTATATGGAACTGGCAAGACGGAAGGTCTACATCTTTCAAATAACACTATTTCTGTACAAGACTTTGGAGGCTCTGACAACGCTGAAAATAAATTAAAAATTAAGTTTGCTGGAAATAATGAAAACGATTTAATGATCCTAGATCATAACGCTGACGCTATGAACGCCTCCTCAAATTACAAACAGCACGAAGTCGCTAGACCTTCAGCGGAACTAAAAGGCGACTTAAAGTTACTAGGAGGAATCGCTTTTAGAGACGGAAGCTTCCTAGAAGGAGCTGGCGTACTTGGAGAGATACCGGGAATAAAGAACAGGTTAGAAGATATATTTATAGAAGGTCACGCCTTGGGCGATATAGATTATGCTACCAATATTAATTCGCCAAGCGTTGGCTTTATAAGAGATGTAAATAATAAAAACTTTACTATAACTAATAGAGATAAAAACTCTAGAATAAAACAAGGTGATTACGTTATTGCTTTAAAGATGGGTGATAACACCTATAGGCCAATATGGATTAGTAATGAATCTTCAGTTTGCACATGCTGCACACGATGACAACAAAAAGGACTAAAGCATGGGTAAACCTCAACATTCGTGCGATGAGCCAATAAATCCATATCTAGATTATATTGAACCCACAACAACTACTGCGGGTCCAGACACTATAGACGACAGCCTGATAAGATATCCATCTTCAGTTCCTTGTCCAATTATTCCGGCTGAAGAGTGCGCGGACATATTTTTCGATAACTGTGATGGTGGTATATATTCTTACTGTACTATAAATACAGAAAGTGAAGATATACATACTATTAAGTTTATCTTTGAGCTTACAGAAGATTCTCCTAACCTGATACCTGATTTTATATCTAACGACAGGATCAAAAGGTTTGTTATTACTTTAATTTGGCCTGCAAGTCAAGGTTTAACTCATTCTTTCCCAAGAAATAAAATACCTTTATTTTCTGGTCCATTTTCTACTTTGGTTAGTAGATCCACTTTTGAGGCTTTTAACTTTTCTGACGAAGAAATATTGAGTGGCATAGTAAATAATTGGACAGCTACTAATGATGTAGACTTTTCGTTTTATTGTAAAATCTTAAAAGATGTAGAGCTTGAAACTAGAGTCGATTCTGAGATTGTTTTTGACATATATTTTGATCCTACTTTTGCTTCCGAGATCCCGCAAGAGCTAGAAGAAGATGAGGTAGAAAATGTTAATATCTCAATTTTTGCTTCTTCATCTGCTATTTCTGAAAAAACTTACAATACAAATCATACAACAGTTTTTAAATCTACTTGGTTTTCAGATTTTAATCCCGGTAATTTCCTAAGAAAATTTGATACTAATTATAATGGGGAAATACATAAATATTATGACGATTGTATTAATGGCGCTTTAAACGCTACAATAACAATAGACCAAACTGTTGATTGTAGAATTTTACAGGTAGAAGCTGCGACTCAATTTAATCGTTGTCTTTTTACTGACGGGGGCGTATTACAATTCGCTAACTGTAAGGAGGGAGGAAGTCATAATATGCTCTTAACTACCAAAACACAATTTTTATGTGTAGACACATCTTTTTCTCCTAAGATTCTAGAGGGATATGTCTCAGTAAACGAGTCAATACCTTGCGATTGCACTTACCCTGACATCTTGCCTCCCATTCAACCTCCCGTTCAACCAGTTATACCGCCACCCACACCCGAAGAAGAATCTTTTGTTGATCCTTTCGATCTTAGTTTCTATATGAACACCAATTACTCGATGGATTTTAATGGTCGCTGGATGGGTTCCGCTTTTCCAGAAACACACATAACCATCAAAAATGATGCTTATAAAAACACTGGAGTAAATCTTGGTAAGTTTCAATGGAAAATTGTTGATGGACATCAGACTCGTCATAATAAAATACCAACAGGATCTTTCGGCTGGCCCCCTTGGAGCTTGTCATACGGTGAGACAAGCACAATATCTTTCACTCAGATGAACCAGATGCAAACTGTGCAATTGTCAGGATACATGCCAACACCGTGTCGGAGTCCCAATGTAGGAGTTAATTCATATGAAAGATGTCTAGAGAAGGAACCCTGCCCTAGAGAAACTACACTTATAATAACTGATATTTTTGGACAGGAGTATTCCGCAACAGCCAGATGGACAGATTATGAAAATACTTGCCAATAGGGTTTTACTAAAGATTTTAGGAAAGGATTAATACTATGATTACTACTGATAAGAAAAATTTAGTCATGAAATGTGTCGAACGAGGATACTTGCTAAACAGTGTTATGGACTGTGTTGTTCAACAGAATGGAGATATGTGGACTATAGATATAGATCATCCTAGCTACCCCAAAAGCATACATCCGGGCGTTGGCAGCGAGTTAAAAAAGCTTTTGTCTTATATGGGCATTAAAAGCGCTCCCAATTGTTCTTGCAATCATAGAGCCGCTACTATGAATGCTAATGGAATTGAGTGGTGCAAAAACAACATTGGAGTCATTCTTGATTGGCTTAAAGAAGAATCTGAAAAAAGAAAGCTTCCATTCATAAGGTTTGGTGCTAAGAAAATTGTAGAATTAGCAATTAGAAGAGCTGAGAAAAATGTCCAACCTGTTTAAAATATTACCATTAGAAGAACACATCGGAGACACAGTGGCTGTACCTACTGTGTATAGGAATTATTTGCTTGAAAATGGTATAATAGATACTGGGGAATTAGCAGCTAATAACGCTACATATCCAGAATTCGTTGGAGGAAGGGGCGCTAGGATTAAAGGGCATCCCGGCATTACAAGTTTAGCCCACAGTAATGATGTAACAGTCTGGGAAGGAAATGGGACTAAGAAAAATCCTTATAGAATTGAATCTCTTAATTGCACTCACTTAGTTGAAGAAACTCCAAGTTATCAAACAACGAAACCTAATGGCAGAATTGATGATTGTTGCAGGCGTGTGGGTTTTGTAAACCATCCTTGTCAGTTTTTGTGCGCAACTAGCGGAATTGTTCATTTCGAGTGGGATAATGTTGAGCTACCGAATGGGAGTAATTCTCCTCTGCGTGGAATACCTGCTGCTTCAGCCCAATTATTTAATAGAGAGGATGTGCCTGTCAGCGGCTGGGATTTTCAATCTCAAAAGACGATTGCTAGTAAATATTTATATCGTGGCGCTGATCAAAGTTCGGATGACGGTGATCCCATAACAATTCTCAGTAGCTTGCAATTTTCTGATCAAATGCGTGAGAATAACAATACTATAGTTGAAGGCAGTGGCGTAATAAATAATCCAGATAGTATTTTTGGAATTCAAACAAAGGATGGATTTTTTACGCTTTACACGGGAGGGTATATAGATACTAGCCCCTCCTTTTTTCCAGTTTTTTCGACAATTAAAGATGTTAGAGTGTGGTTTGAATCTGCTGACGGTACAGATGCTGTGGAGTTTCCAGATTGTCCCTGTGGAAATATAATGTTTCCAGCAGGTGTTGATGATGATGCTTCAAAAGGCGCTTATATTAATATCAACAATAGTAAAAAACATCAGCTTTTACATACCGAAAACGCAGGGGTAAACAACGGAGAAGAATTAGTAAGTATAACTAAGCTCTCCTATACGTCCCCCGTTTTCTTAAATGATATATCTGTAGATTTTGGAGAATTTTATAAACAAGAAAAAAATATAATTAACATATTTGGACCAATATACGTAGAGATTAGATCTAAAATAAGTGATAGAATTGTAGCCCGCAAGTATGTAAACAAAGCTGGTGATTTATATACTATTAATAGCGGTAGAATAATTTTTGATTGTTCCGAAATACTTGTAAAATTTTTATATAATACTGACACATTGATATTAACAGTCAGGAGCGTTTGCCCGGATGTGGAAGAGGTTTGCTGTTCTCCACAGCAGGATGCGAGAATAATACCACAGGTTAATGATCTCTGCGTTACAGATCCTTGTTGTTATGATTTGCCTACTACTGTAGTTTTTAGCGCAAAGTCTAAAACTAGACTTATTGTTAGAAGTTACGGCTATTCCCGTACTCCATTCTTAGATACAATGCAGGTCGTAACTACAGAAGATTTATCAGATAAAGTTACTGGTCAACTTTCTGATTTTTATTTTACAAACGATTATAGTGATGTTTTTCATTTTAATTACAGGCCAATTTTTTATGGACCAACTACACCATTCGTGGCTTTGCCTGATATACAAAAAAGTCAAACCAACCCTTGTGAGACACAGGAGTTGTTATCTAGAGAAATAACTTTGTGTACTGATCAATATTTACCAACCAACGACTTTAAAGATGGCACTTGGATCTTCAGAATTGACGAATGCCCTGAGAACTTATCGCTGGCTGTTTACTCTGAAGTTGCTGGCAATACTTCTTGGCAGGTTTCCGTTTTTAATGGCGCTGGCGTTCTTCTTAGGACGGCTAGCGGTGCTGCTACTCCCGTCACAGGTACTTTTTTACCTGTAGTACAATGCTATGGTCAGGACATGCCTGAATCTTCTAATGGCATAACCGTATTTGATCAAGACAAAGATTATTCAATGAAATACGAAAGACTGATTTGATGCTTAAACTAGCTGATAGAGTAAAAGAAAGTTCGTTAACAGAAGGCGATGTGTCCTACATCGTTCTTAACGACACCTATGGTAGTTTTCAATCTTTCAAAGATGCTATTGGCGATGGTAACACAACTTATTATACAATAGAAAATAATGATCAATTTGAAGTAGGTATTGGAAAATATAACGAAGATGAAAATAAGATTGAACGCAGTTTTGTTTTAGATAGTAGCAATAATGGTAATAGAATTATACTCTTAGGAGTCTCTGTTGTCTTCTGCACTTATCCAGCAGATCGCTCCTTTTTTCTAAACGAAAGCGGATTTGCCACCGCTCCAAGTACATACTACAGCGGAATACAATTCCCTCATAGCGGAGTTCAGTATTACGAAATAAATGGCTCTGGAAATTCTGACTATGTAACTTTTTGGAAAGAACCAAGGTTACTAACCGGCGACCACAATCTACAATACAGCGTTGAAAACAATACTCTTACAGTTGGTGGTGTTGCTAATTTCTTGTCAGACGTTTTTGTTAGTGGTAACATAACAGTCCAAGGAACCCAGTATGTAACAGAAACACAGATTATAAACTCACAGATTACAGACACTACGTTTAGTAATACCACTTTTTATCGTGACGATGCTGGTTGCTTCTTTCATGCCTATGTAGATAATGATTTTGATAACACTATTGCTTTGTATTCGACTAACGAGTTCTGCACAGAGTGGAGGCTTGGAGTAAAAGACTACTCTCCCGCTTTTGAATCTCCACCAACAAGAGGTTATGTATTTGGCGATTGCGAACGTGTAGGTGGAGTCGTTTATCCCAATACGTTATACACTCTGAGTTTTTCTAATGGCTTTCTTGTTAAGCATCATGGCTATAACATTATGCAGGTCAATGAAACTCAAGGCGTGACTCTTGATAATTTTGTAAATACAGTTCAGTTAAATGTAGTTTCTTCTGTTGGTCAGACTCATAATTTACAAGAGTGGCAAGATTTCAATCATCAACCATTATCTTTTATAGACAGATTTGGAAAGTTTGTTGGTCTCGGCATTAGGTTTGTGGACCCTGACACTCCTGAGTTTAACTTGCCAGCAACTCAAACTGTGGCTTACACACAAGAATATCGGACAGTAAATTCTCAAACATTCTTAAATTTTACTGATGATATTATATTTGCAGAAGTAAATTCTACATATAACATATATTTACCAGACTCTGTTGGATTGGGAGGTAAAAAAATAGTTATTAAAAGAACAAAAACCCCAGATACAGATCCAGATAATTCATACAAGCTTAATGTTCTTCCTGCTATCGACAGAAATCAAACTATTGATGGAGAAGATGAATTGGTGCTTAATTATAGCAATGAATCTATAACTTTAATTTCAGACAACTCAAACTGGCATATAATATAGTGTATAATATTATGTACAAACACAACCCACAACGGAGATAAACATGTCCTACCATCCCTATCATAATCATCCAGAACCTAATGCTTCGGGCGTTACGTTTTTTGGTCAACTCAATGGAAAAGATCAAGTATTTGAGTCTGACAGTAGCTTTATTTACAGCAGCGGAGACAGTGATCCCAACGGTGCGGGCAGGCTGTTTGTAGGAAATCTACAGCTCGTTGACGATGCCAGAATTGGTGTCACTAGTCATCCAAACCTAATTGAATTAGCTGGCGAAGGAACTGTCACTTTTAATTCTGGAGTCGTTGTTCAAGGAGACTTGACTGTTAACGGAACACAGTTCATCTCTAACACAGAGACTGTAGTTATAGCTGATAATATTTTACTTCTTAATAGTGGCGTTACTGGAACTCCAACAGAGAGCGCTGGACTTGAGGTACAAAGAGGAGCTGAGTGTAATGTTCATCTTATCTGGGAAGAGGATAAAGAAAAGTGGATGTTT